GGCTTGTGATTTGATACCTATTACAGCATCTACACTGAAACCCGCGTTTAATACTTGAATATATTTTCCCATAATATTAAGCGAATGTTATTGGAAGAGCTGATAATACAGAACCACTAAAACCATCTTTTGATAAGTCTAGAGTTCCCAAATCGTTAGTAGTTTGTGCGGGGAAACCGAATGTATAGAATCCCGCGGGTGATTCAACTACTGAGCTAGTAGGTACTACTGAAGCGGTTGTATTGTTTGTAAGCGTAAAATCACCTAAAACTAATCCAGTAACTTTAGTACCAAAGATAGTTTTAGCATCAAAACTAAATTCAGTAGCACTTGCTACGTCATATCCTCGCGTAAAATCGGTTTTCAATGGTACAACATCAATTAGACCCTTAGAATCGTTTAAATCAGCTGTAATGTCGTCAGAAGCAATATATTTGATATTTGCGTCAGTTGTAGACTTGTCCCATTGCCAATCTAATTTTAACATTGCTACGTCAGAATCAGTCTGTTCTACAAAATTAGCGTCCATTGTAGCTTTTTCTACTGGAATACCAGTCATTCCCGTTTCTAAATCTCCGTAACCTACTAATCCACCATCACAATCTACGATTAGACAAGTCCACTGACCACATTTAAACTGGTCTAGACTTTTAAGATAAGCAGCGGGAAATTCTAATAACATACCCGCGAAGTTTTTGATTCCTTTTCTAACGAATCTTTTTGTTCCGCTGTTGGCTTCAAAGTAAACGCTATCTTCTCTTAGCTGTTCTACGTTTTCGAAAACCCCCGCGATAGGATACCATCTAGCTAATTCGTCTGCGTTGTTAATCTTCGCATCCAAATAGGCTTGGTCAAATGTTGTTCCAGATGGAATAGAGTTTTCTGTTCCTGAAGTATCGTACTTAGATACCATAATTAATCGGTTAGCTATCCCATGTATCGTTGTACAATTGGGTAGACCTGTGTTGATAAGTGCTACATCGCACTTGCATACTTTACATGACATAATATTTATTTTTATTTTGTGTTTTAATGTTTAACAATCTGTACATTTATTTTCTTTTTTCTTTTGTATGGTAATTTCTAATTCTACCCCCGACATTGGCTCCTTATCAAAGATAGCGGTTAAATGTCCCTCTCTGTCATAGTTACCAAATTTAGCGTGATAAACTATGTTATAATCTTCTACATTATTATAACATTTGGAATTATTTATGTTCTTAATAAAAAGATGTGCCATTTGCGCCATAGGGTCAACCGCATTCACATAATGGCAGTCCGTTGTCCATCCCGCTTTAGGTGTAGATGTTAAAAAGAACAATCTTAAATTAGATTCTCTTTCTAATACATTTGTACTTCTACGGGAAAAAAAGGTTTCATTTAGTACCTCATATAAATAAACAATTGGAAATATCTGTGTTTGCGTTTTATTTAATTCTGTATTTGTCGCTATTGTTGTGCCATGATAAAAAGTAGGAGCTTTTAAACTGGTTACTTCGTTTACATTATAAGAAGAACCTGATAAAGTTATCGTGTAGCTATTATTAACAAAAACCATACTTTTAACTACAAAGGAATTGCCGCCATTGTAAACCAAAGAACAAGGAAAAGCATGCGCCCATAATGGGTCACAGACTACTATTTCAGTTGTAGTCGGGTTTACTATATTAGTAGATTTAATAGTTAAAACGTTGTTTAACGTACTTAGCAAATCTTCTATTATTTTATAAGCTGCTTCTATCACCCGAATAGTGTTTGTATCTCCTCATATACGCACTGACTACAAGTTGTATTATTCGCAATTTTATTTTTAATTGCGTTAAAAGTTCTTGCACTTATATTTCTACGATTGTCAGTATTTATTTGCAAATTACCTAAATCTGTTATGGTAGAATTTTCATTATTTGCATCATTCATTCCAGTGATAGTTTTACTTACTTGTAAATCTCTTATATATCCATAATAAACGTATCCCATAAGCATGATTTTAACGCCCTGAGATTGTATTTCAGGAGTTACGCAACAATGTGACATATAACAACCATTACCACAGCATTCAGGAGTATAACAAAATTTATTAAACCACGCTTGATATTCGGGGTTAGTTGGCTCACCATCTACTAAATCAGCAATTAATAAAGTAGCTAAAGAACACCCTAACAATTTGTCCAAATATTCGGATTCCGTTTCATCAATAAATTGTTGAAGATTAGCAGTTTCATAACATCCCGTAGGAATGTAATATTTACCACTTGCAAAATCTGTTATTTGAACTATATCGGACATCTATTTGTTAGCTTTTTTCTTTTTTGTTACTTTTTTAACGCTGTCTTTTTTTGCCACTTCGGCTATAACTACGGGTTCTGAGCTTGTTTCTAAGTTAAATGCACTTGCACTTGAAATAGCTTTTTTCTTGTCACCACAACCCTCACAACCCTCTTTATCTAAATGCTCTTCGCAATCACAATCATCTTTTGCTGCTCCTATAGTTTTAAACCAATTCATGGTTTTTACATCTGCACTTGAATCACCCTCAATAGTATCACCTATTAAATAGGGCTTATGATTTCTTGTAAATATGATTTTCATAATACTCTTTAACCCTCAATCCCCGCTTAAAATCAATTAAGCGGGGCGGAGGGTATTAAGTTTTGAAACTTATACGTTTGTGATTGCTGTAATTGCAGTGGTAATATCAGTACACTTCATAAATGCATCTTGGTCTATGTTTTTCACATAAAACTGCATTCTTTGATATGCTACCATTGTAGCCAATTCATGTTCGATATTATCTCGGTTATCTTTTGATATGTTAAAAGTAAATCCTTTTCGAGCAAGAATTTTACCTTTTGTAGAATCAAATACATAACATTCGTTAGATGGAACAATAGGGCTAGTAATAACACGCAATCCCGCGATAGTAGATACTACATCTCCTAAAGTGTGGATTAATTTGTTACCATTATCGTCACGCAAGTTTCTGTACCTTACAAAGTCTGCAAAGTTCATTACCATTGTGTCAGGCATGAAAGAATTTTCTTGTCCGAAGATTTGAATTTGAGCAGACATTGCATCTACTAATTGCTCTAAATTAGGACTAGCAAAACCCGTTCCAGTTGCACCATTAAATGGAGCTAAAACGTTAGTTGCACTAAACTCAGAAGCAATAGAATCAATACTTTGGATGTCAGTAGCTAAAGCAGCTGCACCTAATAACAAATCGTTGTCTATTTTTAAAGCTATAGACTCTTCGATAAGTTGCGTTAATTGACTTTCGATAAAATCGTAATCTTCGAGCATGTCAATACATACATCTACCATATCTCTCACCTTAGCTAGTGTAACGATACGCTTAACCCATGTAGCCGCTGTAGTGCTAGTTGAAGTAGCACACGCTACAACTACTTTAGCATCTCTAGTAACAGTAGCTTGCTCATAGTAGTGCAAGTATTCTGTTCCTACAGTTTGGGTAGTAAATAAGCTTGCGATACTTGGGTTTCTAACTGGTAAGTTAGTAATTCCTCTTTCTATCTCACTTAGATAATCTCTGTCGGCAATATCAGAAGCGTTAACTGTAGTTCCTGATTTGTAGGTTACTTCAAAACCATTATGGTTTTTAGAACCACCCGCTTTGATTTCTTTCAAAACTTCGCTATTATTCTCAATAAGAGATTTTAAACTTTTAGTTTCTTCTGCGCTTCTAGGCTCCTGAATAGCTTTGATTTGTAGCAATGCTTCGTCTACTGACTTTTTAAGTTCAGCTGCATCAGTTTCGTTGTCCGCAATGTTTTTCAATTGCACTTTAATTTCTTCCACTTCTTTAGAAGTAGGCATGCCTTCTGTAGCTTTATCAACTACTTGTTTGGCTTCGGTTTTTACAGCTTCAAGTAACTCTTTTTTTGCAGTTTCTTGGGCTTCTAGTTCTTTACTCATTTTTTTAATTTTTAGTGTTAAAATTTTTTATTAAATATTGATAATCTATAGACGGCTCTACGTGAGTGTCTTTTTCTTGAGTGTCTTTAGACGGCTCGGTTTTTATTCTTGGTGTAGCTTCATTTGATGGGGTTATTACTGTACTAAATTCACCAACTAGTGCGGCTTGTTTTACTGCAAAAAATATCCCATCTTTAATATCCTCTTTATTTGCTACCATAGGATAAACTTTCTCATATAATGCGTTTTCTTTAGCTAATTCAGGGTCGTCTGATTTAATAGCAAAAGCTCCGTCTATATATCTCATTCTAGGACTATGTTTGAATCCTACATTATCTCTGTAGCCCTTAAACGCATCAGAATTAGATTTATCGGTCATTAAACTATTACCTAATAAAACCTCTGTACTTCCATCTATATCTACTCCTAGCTCTTTCCAAGCTACCCTACTAACGCTTAATTTAACATCTTTAGGATATGCTACAATATTACCGACAGATAAATCATGATTCATTGCATGGTGAATCCTTCCGTTTTGTTCTTTTGCGGACTTGTTCCAGTTACCCTCTAAATGTACATCACCATGAGAATCATAGTAATTCATAGAGCTTATTACATTTGTAACATCATCACCATATTTTAATACATCGCTAACTACATCTTTTTGTACTTCGCTAAATTTATTAGAATAGTTTAGGCTTACCGCGCCTTCCTTTATTGCAGCACATTTAAGGGCAACCGCTTGCTGCTTATTGCTCTTAAAGAAAGAAATAAACTCTTCTTTGCTTTCAAATTCTTTGCCTTTAAACGCTTTAACTATCATTTGTTTACTATTTTACCTGATTTAACTGCGGTTAGCTTAGAAAGCAATAAAGCCCGTTGTTCGTCTGATATACCTTTCAATGCCAATATTTTTTCCTTAGTCATTTCCATTTTAAATGCTTTTTTCTTTTTTCGAGATTCTGTCGTATTCGTCTTGAGTAATTGCGTTAGTTTCTAATAAAGCGTTTAAAGCTGCTAAAGTTTCTGCTTCTATTTTTGCAGCTTGATTTTCTTCTAGCTTACTTTCTTGCAAAATATCTAAATGAGCAAAACATAATTTTAAGCGTTCACCTCTAGAAATCATTTCTTCAGTAAATAAACCATTGGTAAAATTATTAGCGATTAATTCACCTCTAGGTATAATATTATTTC